CCGTATAATGGCTCTGCGCCCATGCAGGGCATCGAGACGCCGGAGACGGCCGACAACCTACCTCCAGTCTGAGCAACGCCAGAAATCAAGAGAGCCCGCCGAGCGCGGGCTTTTTTGCGCCCGCATTTCCCTCCGCTTTCCCGCCAGTAGTGCATCCGCACAAGCCTTACCCCCTGTAGGGCTGGAGCCTTGTGCATTCGCCCAACCAAACTGCCCGCGCAATGTTGCCCGCAGCTTGGATAAGCGCAAATGAGCATGACCGCCGCCGAACTCCTCGAAGCCGCCCTGGACGGGACGCTTCAGGACGATGACGCACCCACCGAGCAGCCGGACGCCAGCACCGATGACGTGCCCGCTGCCGCCGCACCCGAAGGTCAGGACGAGCAGGAGGCCGGCAGCGCAGAGACGGAAGTCGAGGGCGCGCCGATCCTGAGCAAGTCCGGCGCCTACACCATCCCCTACGAGAAGCTGGCCGAGGCCCGCGAAGCCCGCAAGGCCGCGCAGGACCGTATTGCGCAGCTTGAGCAGCAGGTCGCCGAGCTGACCGGAGCGCAGCGCCAGAACCTCGCCGCCGTGCAGGCCGATGCGCAGGACCGCGCGAACGCCGGCCAGGCGCAGACCGCCACCGATGCCAATCTTGCGGCTGCCACCCAGGCGATTGCCGAAGGCGTCGACCTGTCGATCTTCGGTGACTTCTCGGAAGAGGATCTTGCGAAGGGGGTCGCCGAGCTCAATCGGCGCGCCATGGTCCAGGTCGAGCAGCGGCTGATGGCTGCACTGGACGATCGACTCGCTCCCCTACGTGCGCAGGAAGCCAAGACGGCGACCAGCGCCCACTACGACGCCATCTACGCCGCCCACAAGGACGCGGACGAGATTGTCGAGTCGGCCGAGTTCGCCGCGTGGCGCGCCAACCTGCCCGCGTTCGCCAAGGCCGGCGTCGAGCACGCGCTCACCAAGGGCAGCGCGCAGGACGTGATCGAGGTTTTCGACGAGTTCCGCGCCACCAAGCCGCCGCAACCCAACACCAGCACCGCACGCACCGCGCCGGAGGCGCCTGCCCGTCGTGTGCCGAACTCCCTGTCCGACGTGCCCGGAGCGGCGCCCATGGACGAAACGCAGCAGACCCTCGCCGCAGCCGGCAACACGTCCGCCTTGCTCGACCGCATGGCCGCGATGAGCCAGGAGCAGCGCGACGCCCTGCTGGACAACCTCATTTGAACCCATAGGAGTCATCGACCATGACCACCAAGACCAACGTCCCGGCTTCCGCCGCGGATAAGCAGCGCGTCCTCGCCGCGGGCCTCTTTGCCCAGGCGATGCAGCGCAACAGCACCATGGGCCGACTGTCCGGCCCCATGCCCAAGGGCGAGGCCGGCGCCGGGGAAGTCGTGCGCAAGCAGACCAGCACCGATCTGCCGATCGTCAAAACCATGGACCTGTCGCGCGGCAAGGGCGACGAGGTCGAATTCCAGTTCCTGCAGCCCGTCGGCGCTTACCCGATCATGGGCAGCGAGACGGCCGAGGGCAAGGGCACCGGCCTGAGCTACGACACCGCCCGCGTGCGCGTCAATCAGGCGCGGTTCCCGGTCGATCTCGGCGACACCATGACGACCATCCGGTCGGCCGTGGATTTCCGCCGCCTGGGCCGTCCGGTTGCGCAGTCGCTGATGGACAGCTACATGGACCAGTCCCTGCTGGTGCACATGGCTGGCGCGCGCGGCTTCCACGACAACATCGAGTGGCGCATCCCGGTCGCCGCCAACCCGAAGTTTGCCGCCATGGCGGTGCACCCGGGCCAGGCGCCGACCAAAAACCGCCACTTCATCGCCGACGGCACCAACGGCATCATCCCGTTCGCGCTCTCGGGTGCGGATGTGGACATTGCGACCACCGACCTTCTGAGCATGGACGTGGTGGATGCGATCCGCACGACCATGGAGTCGATCGCCCTGCCGCCGCCGGCCGTGAAAATCCCGGGTGACGTGGTGGCCGAGGATGATCCGCTGCGCGTCCTGCTGGTCTCCCCGGCGCAGTACCACTCGTTCGCCCAAGACCCGAACTTCCGCCAGTTCCAGGCCAACGCCCTGGCGCGCGCGAGCAAGGCCAAGCAGCACCCGCTGTTCCTGGGCGAGTGCGGGCTGTGGAACGGCGTCCTCATCATGAAGATGCCCAAGCCGATTCGCTTCTACGCGGGCGACGCCATCAGCTACTGCACCAGCCATACCGCCGAGACCGAGGCGACCGCGCTTGTGCCGGCCGGCTTCGGCACGACCCACGCGATCGATCGCGCCATCCTGCTGGGCGGCCAGGCGATCGCCCAGGCGTTCGCTGCGTCCGGTCACGGCGGCATGCCCTTCTTCTGGAAGGAGAAGGAGTTCGACCACGACGACAAGATGGAACTGCTGATCGGCGCCATCCAGGGCATCAGCAAGGTGCGCTGGCTGGTCGACCAGGGCAACGGCGTGAAGCACTACACCGACCACGGCATCGTCGCCATCGACACCGCCGTGCCCATCATCGCCGCGCGCCAGTAACGCGACCACCTGAGCAACAGGGCGCCGCCTGACCCGGTGGCGCCCGCCAAGGAGAACTGAACACCATGGCTACCATCACCAAGCTCGGCATCCCCGACCCGTCCAACCAACTCGGCGCGGCGCCCTACGGCAACCTGACCGCGTTCCGCTACACCCTGAAGACCATCGCTTCGGGAGCCGTGGAGGGTGGCGACTCCGCTGCCGCCGTGGCCGCTGGCGACGTCGTGAAGATCGGCCTTCTGCCGGCCGGCTTTCGCCTGATCGACAGCGAGATCGTCGTCAAGACCGGCCTCACCGCCACCATCACCGCCAAAGTGGGCTTTGCCTACGCCGACGGCGTGGATTCGACGGCCGTGCCGCAAGACGACGACTTCTTCGGCACCGGCATCACGGTTGCGACCGCCGGCCGCTACCGCAACGCGACCAGCAACCCCAGTGTGACCCTGCCGAAAGAGGCGTGGCTGACCCTGACCACTGCGGTCGCAGCCAACGCCAAGGCGGCGGAGCTGGAAATCATCGTCTTCGCCATCAACGAAGGCGTGGCGTAACTGCCATGAATCGGCCGGCTGGGCGATCCCCGGCTGGCCGATTGCACAAGAGGACAGCATGCAACTCATCGCCGTGAAGTACCAGGGCAGGAAACGCTATCGGGACCGCACGCCGCTGCGCAACGAGTGGGAGCCCGGCGACGCCAAGCGCGTTCCCGAGCGCGACGCCAAGACACTCCTGCGCTTTGCCGAATTCACCCGCGCAGATGAAGCGGACATCACCGAGCAGCCCGGCGACGCCGAGGCCGTCATTGCCGCCCAAGCCCAGCGCGAGCAGGACGAACGCAACGAGACCGAATCCATGCTGATGCTGATCGACAGCATGGACAAGGACGCGCTCGAAGCCTACGCGCTCAAGTACGAGGTCCACCTCGACAAGCGCCGCGGCCTGGACAAGCTGCGCGGTGAGGTCGCGAGCCTGATCGAGCGGTTCGGAGCGCGCTGACGTGCGCCGCGAAGCCCTGCGCCGCCGCGTGCGCCTGCTGGCGCAAGACACCACTCTGCCGTATCTGTGGCAGGACGAGGACATCGACGACTGGCTCAACGAGGCACAGCAAGAGGCTGCGATTCGAGCTCGGCTGCTGCGGGCGACGCCGACTTCGCACCCCGCGCTTTGCGAGTTCAGCCTGACGGCCGGCGAGACCACCATCGCGCTCCCCGATCAACTCTACGAGATCAGCTATCAGGAGTGGCAGTCCGGCGGCGCGCGTCGTCCGCTCAAGCTGGTGAGCCGCGAATGGATGGACACCACGCTGCCCGGGTGGCGCGCGATGCCCGCAGCCGAGCCGGACTATCTGGTGCAGGACCGCCAGGCGCTCGAGGTCGTGCCGCCGCCGATCGCCGACGGCGCCGTGCTCATCGAAGGCTATCGACTCCCTGAGCCGATGGAGCTCGATGACGACGAGCCGCGCATCCCGCTCGCGCATCACATCCACCTCGTCCTGTGGGCTCTGCACATCGGCTACTCGCTGCCGGACGCCGAGACCCTCAATCCCGGCAAGTCGCAAGCCGCGGAAGCCGAGTTCACCCGCTACTTCGGCGCGCGACCGGACGCCGATCTCCGCGCCGACACGCGCAACGACGAAACGCACCGCATCGTCGCGTGGTAGAGATTCGCCCCCTGTAGGGCTGGATGATTGCCTGGCTGGCAGCAAGACTGCGCGCAATACGCACGACAGCCGACGCCATGCCGAAACTCACCGCAGACATCAAGCCCAATCAAACCATCACGATTGGCGACACCACCGTGCGGCTCGAGCGCAAGTCGGGCCAGATCGCCCGACTGGTAATCGACGCGCCGGAGCAAGTCCGGATCACGCTCCCAAGGCAAGCCGGTTCCGCAAAAACGGTGGGCCGCCACGATGCCTGAATCCGATATCAACGTCGTCATCACGCGCCTGGGAATCCTCTCGGACGACGTAGGCGAGCTGAAAGAGACGCTGCGCCAGATCGCGACTGCCGTGACAAGGCTCGCGCTCGTCGAGGAACGTCAGAGCCAGACGAACGAGGCGCTGGGCCGCGCATTCAAGTCGATCGACAAGATCGACGGCAAACTGACCACGATCGAGCAGCGCGTTGCCACGATCGAGAAAGAGATACCGATGCAGCGCCAGGCCAGCGGATGGGTGCTCTCGGCGGTGTGGGCTGCGGCCGGGGCCGCAGTGTTGTTCGTCGCGAAAAAAGCGGGGATCGTATGAAGCCCGACAGGTCACTGAACTGGCCCATCGCCTACGAGGCCGTGGAACTCATCGCCGAGGTCGAAGGCTGTCGGCTCACCGCATACCGCTGCCCTGCGGGCGTACCGACGATCGGATGGGGCCATACACGCGGGGTGCGTATGGGCGACACCTGCACACAAGAACAGGCCGACCGATGGCTCCTGGACGACGTAACGGAAATGGCCGACGGCGTTCGGAGCGTGCTCAAACGAGAAGCGTCCGGCGCTGAGCTTGGCGCAATGGTGTCGTTGGCGTTCAACATCGGGATGGGCAGCCGCGCTCGCAACATCGCGGGATTCGAGACATCGACCGTACTCCGCAAGCACAACGAGGGCGACCGCCAGGCCGCGGCGCGGGCCTTCGGGCTGTGGAACAAGGCCACGGTCAATGGCGTCAAGCAAGTCCTGCCAGGCCTGACCGCCCGCCGCGCCCGTGAGGCTGCGCTGTACCTCGCCGACCAAGGGCAGCCGATGGCGCAAGCGGTGTTGCCCGAGTCGTCCATGGCACAAAGCCCGATCGCGCAAGCCAGCGTCACCGCAGCAGCCACCGCTCTTGCGGGCGTGCTGACCGAATCCACCGACACCGGCAAAGCGATTGCCGCTGCGCTCGGGATCGAGCCGATGTGGGGCGTGCTGCTGGCTGTGCTCTGGACCAGCGGAGTGGCGCTCTACCAGCGCATCAAACAGCGCCGGGAGGGCTGGGCATGAGTTACACAGAGCTGCCGATGGCCTGCCGCCAGTGCGCGCACCGGCACAGCCAGTACATCTACCCGGCCTGGAGCCACAAGTGCCTCAAGGTGAAACCTATGGTCGAGGGTTGCAACTGGAAGCAGGCCCGCCACCTGAATTTCGAGGAGAACGAACGTGCTCGCACCGGTGACTGACCTTGCCCGCTGGAAGGCGGCGCACTCCCGCCCGCTGGTGATCGACTACTGCCGGTGGCACCAGGCGGCCGAGGCTGCTATGCGCGCGAACGTCAACGCCTGGATCACGCTGACCTTCGTCTGGCCGCGCGTGATGCTGCGGACCTGCTTCGGGGTGTGACGTGGCCGACATCGCGATCGTCAAGGGTAGCACCTACCGCGACGTGCTCCGCTGGGCCACGGCGGAATGCGTGTTTGTGCAGGCGACGCTCATTCCGGGCGCGCCCGTCCGACTGAGCGCGACCGCCCACGGCATCCCCGACGGCTGGCCACTCGTGCATGTGGAGGGCTCGACGAACATCGATCCCGCCCGCGCGCAGACCGTCCGTGTCGTGGATGCCGACACCCTGGAGATCCCCTGCCTGAACGGCA